CGTCAGTTGGGGCTCCACCGCCAGGATGTTCCTTTAGGCACACAGGCGCCTCGGCGCCAGGCGCGATCTCCACGCGACATCATCCGGGCGATCCTCGAGGACTCGCCCAATTTCATCAGCGCGGAGATTGAGCACTATCTCGCCGAGGCTGAAGGCGACGATGATATTCCGGCCCCATCGCCAAGTGAGGACGCCCTCGATTGCTATCAACGTGAAGCGCTCGCCCACGCGGCCTATCCCGGCCGCGGTACATTCAACGGACCTGTTTATGTCACGCTCAAGCTAAACGGCGAGGCCACCGAGAAGGTCGGCAAGGCCCTACGCCACAGCGATGGCGTGATCGACGAGGCGCGCCGCAAGGCGCTGGCCTCGGAGCTGGGCGACTTGTGCTGGTACGTCGCCGCCGATGCCGAGCTCGGCTACAAGCTCAGCGAAATCACCATACTCAATCTCGAGAAGATCGCCCGCCGCCGCGCGCATGGCACGCAGCACAGCGCGGTGAGGGCGACGATCGGTGATGCTTATGAGGATCATTCCCGCAGACGAACGACTCAAGAATCGCCGCGGCGTCAAGTTCCTGATCCTCGGTCCGACCGGGGTCGGGAAGACGACGCTCATGCGCACCATCGCCGATCCCTCGCGGATCCTGTACGGCGACGGCGAGGGCGGTGACCTGGCGATTCAGGACCTGCCGGTCACGTCGGTGCGGATCGAGGACTGGCCGACGGCGCGCGACCTCGCTTGCCGGATCGGCGGACCGAATCCGTCCTACGGGTCGAACGCCTGCTATTCCGAGGCGCATTTCAACGCCGTGGGCGGATGGCTCGAGAAGCTCGAGCACTATGAAGTCATCTGCTTCGACAGCGTGACGGCGATTTCCCGCCTCTCCTATCGCTGGGCCGAGCAGCAGCCGGAGACGTTCACGCGCACCGGCGCGAAGGACACGCGCGCGGCCTACGGTGTTCACGCGCGCGAGATGTTGCAATTGCTGCACCAGCTCCAGCGCGCGCGCGACAAGCATATCGTTTTCATCGGGATCCTCGAGAAGCTGACCGACGAGTTCAACCGGCACCTCGGATATCAGCTGCAGGCAGAAGGTCAGCGCGTGCCGCGCGAGATCGGCGCCATCGTCGACGAACTGATCATCATGGAATGGCTCAGCTTCGGTGACGGGAAGCCACCGGCGCGCGGCTTCGTCTGCACGTCCCCCAACCCATGGAGCTATCCCGCGAAGGATCGTTCCGGCCGGCTCGAGCAGATCGAGCCGCCGCATCTCGGAAAGCTGATCGCGAAGATCACCGCACCACCGGTCATCGTCAGCCCGGCCAAAGCTGACAGCACCGCAGCTGATGCTGCCGAATAAGGAGGCCCTGTTATGCCCTTTGACTACAGTAATGCGCCGGCGATGCGCGGCGACTTCGAGCCGATTCCGGCGGGTACCATCGCGACCGTCTCGCTGCACATCGAGGCCGGTAATGCCGGCGAACACGGACTGCTCACGCGCTCGAAGGACGGCGGCTGCGAGATGCTCGCGATCGTGCTGACCGTCATCGATGGGACGTTCAAGGGACGCAAGCTCTGGGAATATCTGATCTTGCAGGGCACGACCCCCGGCCACGCGCAGGCGGCCGACATCAGCCGCGGCGTGCTGAAGGCGATCCTCGACACCACGCGCGGGCTCAAGCCCGACGACATGTCGGACGCAGCCCGCGCCGCCCGCACGGTGGAACTCAAGGACTTCGAGGGCGCCACCTTCCTCGCCAAGATCGGAATCGAGAAGGGCGGGCCGAAGAACGACGGCAGCGGCGAGAACTGGTCGGACAAGAACACGCTCGCCATGGTGATCACCAACGACAAGAAGGAATGGCGCCCGATCGATCAGCCGCCTCCGTTCGAGGGGAGCACTTCAACCTCGAGCAACAGCGGCGGCGCCGCCTCCTCGCTTCCTGTTGAACGCCCGAGCTGGGCATGAAGAAGATCCGCACCATCGGCGAGGTCTCGCTGTCCGCGATCGAAGATCAGTGGCAGCGCGACGCAACCGCAGCCGCCATCGCTGGCGCGCGTGGGGTCATCCACATGAGCGGCCCCATCCCGCCCGGCACGCCGATCGGGCGGCTCGGCGACATTGAGTGGGGCTGGATCGTCGCCGCCATCCTGTTTGCCTGGATTAGCGTGCGGGCGCAGCAGGCGGCGAGCGAGCAGCTCGACACTGAGCAGACCATCCGCCTCACCGCGCTCGATCCCCGGCCATGGGACGCCGGTGCGGCGGCGGCGATCTTGCCCGAGCTTGCGGACGCTTGTTCGGGCATCGATTGGTCGAGGCCCTTCACCGCCTGGTCGCGCGACGAAGTGGTCGAATTCCTGCTTATGGCCATGAGGCTCATTCGCAAGGCTCAGGTCGCGCGCGACTGGAGCGAGAAGGGGGTCACGCGCAAGTCACGCGCGGACGTGATCGCGCGCCAGACCAACGCCGCGGCGGGCGGGCCTTGATGACTCCAGATGAGCTTAACGACGAGATCAGTCTCTGAGGTGCTTCTGTGTTGCTAAACCTGAATAAAGCCAGCTTGTCCATTGAGCCGGTGAACCGCTCCCTTAATGCCGAGATCGAGCGCGTCGCAACCGCAACCGCGGAGCAGCCGCGACCCTATCTCGGCGCCTCGATCGTTGGATATGAATGCGCGCGACGTACGCAATACGCCTGGTGGGTCAAGGCCGACCTCACGGCGCGGACGCGCGAGATTTTTGAGCGCGGGCATTATCATGAAGAGCGCGTGCGTCAGCACCTCGCCGCGATCGGCTTCAAGTTCGCGGCCAAGGAGGCGCTCGCCTTCAGCGCCGTCGATGGCGCGCTACGCGGTCACGCCGACGGGATCCTCATCGCGGGCACGGCGACCTATTTCGCATATCCCGCGCTATGGGAAAACAAGGCGCTTGGCGACAAGGGCTGGCGCGCGCTCGAGCGTGACGGACTTAAGAAAGCTTTCCCGCAATATGCCGCGCAGGTCGCGCTTTACCAAGCTTACCTTAACCTGAGCAACCCGGCGCTGTTTTCCGCGGTCAACGCCGACACCTGCGAGATTCTGTTTTTCGCCGTTCCGTACGACGCCGAGCTTGCGCAGTTCTGGTCCGACCGCGCCGCCAACATCATCGCGGCGACTCGCGCGAGCGAATTGCTGCTGCGTGCCTACGATGATCCGGAAGACTGGCACTGCCGTACTTGCCCGTTTGTCCGGAAGTGCTGGGAGAAGACGCCGTGAGCGACCGTCACCCCATCGAAGACCACGTCACATCGTCACCGCCACGACCCTGGACGAGATCGCTCGGGTGATCACCGAGCTTGCTTTCGGCACGAGCCAGGCGAGCTGAACTGGCTGGAACTCATGCCGGAGTACAAGACGCTCAAGCGCCTGATCCGGGAACGCGCCGAGCTTGGACATCTCTCGTGCGATTGGGTGATCGAGCACGCGGCGCTGCTGATCCTTGAGGCGATGGTCGCCCAGAACATGCACGACTTGACGCTGGCCGCCCAGTCGCTGCCGCCGTTCGGTCGCGGGAAGGCGCCATGAATAATCTCGCCCCTGATCCGCTCGCTGGATTCGCGCGCAGGACGGCGAGGTCATCGCCGCGCTGGCAGCCATTCAGCGCATGCTGACCTCCGGCGCGGACCTGCACACGCTCGCGGAGCGGATCGAGACTCCGCCTGGCCTGAGCGAATCCACCAAGCGGGAGATTCGCAAGGCGATCGAGGACGCGCGCGCCGCGGGCTACGCCGAGGGAGTGCGTGCGGCCGAGAGCAGGCAGAATGGTGGCGACGCCTTCCACAGCACCACGAGCGCCGAATGGATGAGGGTCGCACTGTATGTGCAGCGCGAGAAGCACCGGCTCCCCGCGCAGCACCATCAATTTGTCGACGACATGGCCGCGCGCACTGTTTGGGAGAGAGAGCCTACCGACAGACAGCATAGGTACTTGCGCAGCCTGTTCCTCAAGCTCGGCGGGAAGATCACGTGAAGCTGGTCGACTGCGCAATCCCGTGCGACGCGCAGGGCTGTCCCGACCTGCAGCAGCTGGTGCGCTTGCGCGGCGGCTATACACACATCGCGCCGGCGGACTGGCGTGAGTTCGATCGGTTGACGGCGGCTTGGCACGCGCGGCGAAGGGATATCGCAGCTCCGCGCTCGCGCGCGGCTGCGCCGCCGGCGTCGCTCGAGGTCTGCGTGAGCTGCAATCAACAAGCGCGCTTCGGCTACCGCAATGCCGCGACCGGCGAACTGTATTGGTACTCGCGGACCATCGCTTGGCGCAGTGGTGGGCCGACGCGCGGGGGTGAGGGAGGTATCGTGATGAATCCGCCGATCGACGAGGCAACCGTTCGCCGGTTCATCGAACTCATTAACGAGCACGCGAAGGGGGTCATCAACGGCGCCGACCCGCCCGGCTTTCTACAGCTGTGTCGCATAAATCCGCTCGACGAGAAGACTGTCGTTCCCAGTCGATTCGAGATCGGCGACGTTGAGCGCATGATACAGACCGCGACCGACGACGCGGTCGCGGGGCACAACGTCTACATCGAAGCGCGCACCGTGCGCCCGGGGCTGCGCGGCAGCAAGCGTGGCCTCCTCGAGGACACCGCCTGGGTGTTCGGGCTGGTCGCCGATT